GCGCGCGGGCGAGGACCTGCGCGAGCTGCGCGAACTGCTGCAGGGCTGGCGCGATGCGCGGTCGGGCATCTGGGGGCAGACCTTCGACAAGCTCGTGCGCGGCGTCATGGCGCTGCTGCTCGCCGCGCTCGCGGTGCAACTGGGCCTGGGCGATCTGGTGCAATGAGCCTGCGGCTGGCCGGCTATGCCGCGCTGTTCGACCGGGTCGACCGGGGCGGCGATATCGTGCGGCGCGGGGCATTCCAGCGAACGCTGGGCGAGGCTGCGCGCCCACTGCCCTTGCTCTGGCAGCACCGGCCCGACCGGCGGATCGGATCGGTAACGTTGGCGAAGGAGGACCGGCGCGGGCTGCGCGTCATCGCGGCGCTGGACGATGCGGCGGACGAGGCGCTGGCCGGTCTCGCCAGCGGCGCGGTGCGCGGGCTCAGCTTCGGCTACCGCGTCCGCCGGGCCCAGGGCACGACCCCGCGCGAACTGTTCGATCTCGATCTGGTCGAGGTGAGCCTGGTCAGCGTGCCGATGATGCCGGGCGCGAGGGTGCACATGCTGCGCTGACCGCTCCCCGCCTTTCCCTGCCTTTGCCCATCTGCCCCGCCTCGGCGGGGTTTTTGTGCCCGCAATCCGGGGGTTTTCCCCGCGTAATCCCAGAACGGAAGGAAGATGTGATGGATATCCCCGTAAATCCCCTCGAAATGAAGGCCGAGGCCGATCCGCTCGAGGCCTCGTTCGACAGCCTGCTCGCGGCCGAGGAGCATGAGGAGCGCATCGCCGCGCTCGAGACCGGGCTCGATGGCGTGAAAAGCGATGTCGAAGCGATCCGCGCCGAAAGCGCGACGATGCGCGATCGGATCGAGCGGCTCGCCCGTACCGGTTCGCGGCCCTCGCTGGGCGGTGGCGAGGGCAAGGCGCCCGAGACCAAGAGCTTTGTCGACCAGTATCTGCGGCGCGGGCTGGAGACCGGCATCAAGAGCTTTACTGCCGCCACCGGCGCCGATGGCGGCTTTGCCGTCCCGCGCGAGATCGATGCGCTGATCGCCCGCACCCTCACCGATATCTCGCCGATCCGGTCGATCGCGCAGGTCGTGCAGACCGGCACTGCGGGCTATCGCAAGCTGGTCACCACCGGCGGAACGCCCTCGGGCTGGGTCAGCGAAACGGCGGCGCGGCCCGAGACCGACACGCCGAGTTTTGCCGAGATCGCGCCGCCCTCGGGCGAGCTCTATGCCAATCCGGCGGCGAGCCAGGCCATGCTCGACGATGCCGCGTTCGATGTCGAAGCCTGGCTGGCGGGCGAGATTGCCGAGGAGTTCGCGCGCGCCGAGGGGGCTGCGTTCATCCATGGCAACGGCACCAACCGACCGCGCGGGTTCCTGACCGGTACGCCCACGCCGCAGGACGATGCCGCGCGCGCGTTCGGCACGCTGCAATATGTCGCCTCGGGCGCGGACGGCAATTTCGCCAGCGTCTCGCCCGAGAACCGGCTGATCGACCTGGTCCATGCGCTGCGCCCCGCCTATCGCCAAGGCGCGAGCTTCGTGATGAATTCCTCGACCCTGGCGCGCATCCGCAAGATGAAGAGCGATGACGGGGCGTTCCTGTGGCAGCCTTCGCTGGCGGCGGGACAGCCCGCGACGCTGCTCGGCTATCCGGTGGTCGAGGCCGAGGACATGCCCGATATTGCCGCCAACAGCCTGTCGATCGCTTTCGGCAATTTCCGCGCCGGCTATCTGATCGCCGAGCGCAGCGCGACGACCATCCTGCGCGATCCGTTCACCAACAAGCCGTTCGTGCATTTCTATGCGACCAAGCGGATCGGTGGCCAGGTGATGAATTCCGAAGCGATCAAGCTGATGAAGTTCGCCGTGAGCTGATCGCGCAAATCTTGCCCGGACATCCCTGCCGGGATGGTGCCCGCGCGGTCTCTCCCCTGCCGCGCGGGCATTTTTCTACCCGCCTGAAATGGACACCCCTCGATGAGCGAACTCTTCTTTGCCGATCTGGTGCGCGAGACCAGCACCGGCACCGGCACCGGCGCGATGACGCTGGGTGGTGCCACGCCCGGCCATCGCCGCTTCGCCGATGCCGTGCCCGCAGGCGCGCGCTTCCATTATTCCATTGCCGGGATAACCCATGAGGATCAGTGGGAAATCGGCGAAGGCGAGATCAGCGGCGGTTCTCTCTCGCGCCATCTGGTCCTTGCCTCGTCGACCGGGGCAGCCGTCGATTTCTCTGCCGGGCTGAAGACGGTCACGCTGACCGTGGCGGCGCACTGGTTCGCGATGCGCGAAGACCGCTCGGACCATGGCCATGCGCTCGGGCAGATCGAGGGGCTGGTCGACGCCCTGGCTGCAAAGCAGCCGGCGGGGTCCTATGCGCCGCTGGCGCATGCCCATGACTATCTGCCGCGCGATCCGGCGGGAAACTGGGTCGCCAGCAATGCCAGCCTGGGGGTCGGCAGTTCGGCCAACTATGCCCGGCTCGAGGTGCGCGGGCCGAGCATCGCCGGCTATTCGCTGCAATTCGGTGGCGAGCTCCACAGCCGGGCCGGTACGCAATTCTATCTGGGCGACGCCCATTTCTATCATCCCGATTTCTGGAACAGCGCGCCGGGTATCGGATCGATCGCCGACCCGACCGGCGTCGCCGGGACATTGGGATTGTCGGCTTATGGCGGCCAGCCCGGCGGGAACGTGCTGATCGCAACAGCGAGCTTGAACGGCTATTCCAGCCGCGGATTTGCTCCAGGCGCAGACAATCTGGTGCTGCTGGGGCGTCCCCAGTTGCGCTGGGCGGAGATTCACGCGGTCTCGGGCGCGATCAGCACATCAGACGCGCGCGACAAATCGTGGATCGGCGCCATGAGCGAGGCCGAATACGCCGCCGCGATAGACATCATTGCCGAGCTGGGGTTCTTCCAGTGGCACGAAGCGATCGAAGCCAAGGGGCCGGACGAAGCGCGGCGTCATTTCGGCGTCCGGGCCCAGAGCGCATTTGCCATCATGGAAGACCATGGGCTCGACTGGCGGCGCTATGGCTGGTGCTGTCACGACACGTGGCAGTCGGCCACCGGCGAGCAGGAACGCTATGGCATTCGCAGCGACCAGCTCTGTCTTTTCCTGATGGCAGCCCTCGCACGGAAGCTGGCCGAACTGCAGATGGAAGCTCCTCATGCTGCGGGGTGATGCGCTTGGCTCGATGCCGGTCGCATCGGGCAGTGCGCGCCGCGTGGCTGCCAGCCGGACCGGGCCAATGCCGCTGATGGTGCGCCCCTTTCAGACGCAGCGGCCGGGCGCTCCAGCCCGGCTGCTTTCGCCGCGCCGCCCCTGAGCATCGCGGCGTTTCCGCTCAACCTTTACCTGCAGGAGCAGCCGATGAGCCTGTTCGTCAAGGATCCGGACAGCCGGATCGATTATCGCGTCGATTGGGGCGCGGCCTATCTGGGTGCCAATATGCTGGTGTCCAGCAGCTGGTCAGTGGCACCGGCCATGGCGGGTGGCCTTGCCGTGCTCTCCGACGGGCATGACGGGCTCAGCGCGACGGTCACGATCGACGGCGGCCAGCCGGGGGCCATCTATGCGCTGACCAACCGGGTGACCCTGTCCAATGGCGAGGTGGACGAGCGCTCTGTCACGGTCCGCGTGGAGCCGCGCTGATGCCCATGATCACCAGCGAACCCGCCGCGCTTGCCCCGTTGGCGCTGGCTGAAGCCAGAGCATTCCTCCACATCACCCGCGACGACGACGATGCCGTGCTGATTGGCCATCTGCGCAGCGCGGCGGACTTGTGCGAACAGTTCATCGGACAGTCACTGCTTGTCCGCCAGCACCGGGAGGTCATCGCCGTGGCGCGCGACTGGCAGCAGCTGACTGCGTCGCCTGTCTCCGCGATTACCGGGGTGCAGGGCGTCACCAGCGCGGGCGAGAGCTTTGCCCTGCCGAGCGAAGCCTATGCGATCGAGCTGTCGCCCGATGGCATCGGCCGGGTGCGCGTGCTGCATCCCGGATCGGCCAGCCGGGTCGAGATCCGCTATCTCGCCGGGATAGCCGCGCAATGGGGCGAGCTTCCCGAGGCCTTGCGCCAGGGCATCATCCGGCTGGCAGCGCATGTGCATCTGGCGCGCGATGGAGGGGATGCCGCGCCGCCCGCGATGATCGGCGCGTTGTGGCGGCCCTGGCGCAGGGTGCGGCTGTGAGCGCGCGATTCGGCAGCGTGTTGCTGCGCCGCGCCACGCGGATCGGCGAACGTCGGGTCGAAACGCTGGCCGAAAAGGCCTGTATCGAGATCGGCATCATCCTGCCCGACATCGTGATCGTCCGCGATTCCGGGCGGATACGCCTGACCGGGCGCGGGCTGCGCCGCCGCTGGTGGCTGAATGCTGCCTTGCGCTGGCTGGGGAGATTGTTGCGATGAGCCTGGAACAGGATTTTGCGCTGGCCGCGATCGACTGGCTGGCGGGCGATGCGGCGCTGATGGCGCAGGTCAACGGCGTGTTTCATCGCGCCCCGGCGCGCATCGCAGTGCCCTATGTGCTGCTCGACGATGTGCTGGCGACCGATTGGGGCACCAAGGACCGGCCGGGGCGCGAGCTGCGGCTGGCCTTTTCGATCCGCGATGGATCGCAAGACGTGGGCTCCGTCGCGGCCATCGCTGCGACGCTCGAAACCCGGCTGGCGGCGATGCCACGCAGCGGCACCGGCTATCGGCTGGTCAGCCTTCACCCCCTGCGCAGCCGCACCGTGCGGATCGGCGAAACCTGGCTCGTCACGCTCGACTATCGGGCGCGGCTGCTGGCTCCCTGACGAAAGGACCAAGACATGACGGCGGAAAAAGGCAGCGCCTTCCTGCTCAAGATCGGCGACGGCGCAAGCCCGCCCGCTTATCGCACTGTGGCGGGTCTGCGCACGACGCAGATGGCAATCAATGGCGAACCGGTGGTGATCACGCACAAGGGCAGCGGCGGCTGGCGCGAGCTGCTGTCGGGCGCCGGCGTGCGATCGGTCTCGGTCTCGGCGGCGGGATTGTTCCTCGGCTCGGATGCCGAGACCGCGATCCGCGTCCATGCGATGAACGGCACGCTCGACGATTATGAGCTGAGCTTCGAGAGCGGTGCGCGGATGCGCGGGCGGTTCCTGGTCGCGCGGCTCGAATATGCGGGCGATTTCAACGGCGAGCGCAATTATTCGCTCGCACTCGAAAGCTCCGGCGCGGTGACGAGCCTGTGAGCGCCGTGGCCAACCCGTTGCGCGGCGAAGCAATGCTGGCACTGGCGGGGCAGGATGTGCTGCTGCGCCCAAGCTTTTCCGCCCTGGTCGCGGCGGAGCAGGAAATCGGACCGCTGTTCGATCTGGTCGAACGCGCCGCCGCCGGGCGGCTGGGCCTGGCGGAGCTGGTCGCGCTGCTCTGGCACTGCCGCGATTCCGCGACCTGCCCGCTCGATCGCGACGGCTTTGCCGAGGCGGTGGCCGAGGCAGGGCTGGTGGCGCTGACCCCGGTGCTGAAAATCCTGCTCCGGCAGATTCTGCAGGGCCGATGAGCGCAGCGCGTTTCGCCGATGCGGCGCGGGCCCTTTCGGGCCTGGCGGCGCGGCTGCTTGGTTGGCGGCCGCAGGAATTCTGGCAGGCCACGCCCGACGAACTCGCGGCGGCGCTGACCGTGCCCGGTGATCCGCCCGCCGCGCCGCCTTCGCCCGAGGCGATAGCCGCACTGCGCGCGCAATTCCCCGATGGATCGGAGAGACGAGATGGATGACGAGATCGAGCAGCTGCTGGTCAGCGTGCGCGCCGATACCCAGGGCTTTGGCCGCGACGTTGCGGTGATGCGCGGGCAGATCGACAGCACCTTGATCGAGGGCTTGGGCCGCGCGGGCCAGGTGCTCGAACGCGGTCTGCTCGCCGCGATCAGGCGCGGCTCGCTGGGCTTCGAGGATCTGAAGCGCATCGCGCTCGCGGTGATGGAAGAGATTGCGACAGCCGCGATAGAAAAGGGGCTGGCTGCGATCGGGCTGGGCAGGGGGGATGGTGGCGCATCGCCGGTGGTCGGCCTGCTCTCGGGCCTGCTCGGCCTGCCGGGCCGCGCGACCGGCGGGCCGGTGACCGCAGGACGGCCCTATCTGGTCGGCGAGCGCGGACCCGAACTGTTCGTGCCGCAGGGCTATGGCCGGGTCGAGCCGCGGAGCGGCGGGGGCGGGCGCGATGTGCGCGTCTCGATCAGCATCAACGCTCCAGCCCAGTCCGCGCCAGCCGCGATGCAGGCCTCGAGCCGTCAGGTCGCGCGCGCGGTCCGCCGCGCGCTGATGGAGGATTGAGCCATGGCCTATTGGCTGTGCGATTCACGCCGCGACCAGGCATCGAGCCATATCCAGCGCTTCGATCCGCGTTTCTGGACGGTCAACTTCCCCCGCCCGATGATGGCGTCGGTGGTGACCATCGCGGCGGATGCGTTGCGGGTCGATCTGCAATTCCACGATCGCGACGCGCTAGCCGGGCTGATCTGGGAGAGCGAGGACCGGTTCGATCACCCGCTGCTCGCCTATGCGACCGGGCGCGACTATCGCCGCACCACGCTCAGCTTCCATTGGCGATCATCAGGGGTCAAGCCGCTTGATGCGGTGCATGGCCCGACGCTGACGATCGAGGGGCGCGATGCAGCGGGCCTGGCGAAGAGCTGGTATGTGCGGCTGTGGAACTATGCCAGCGGCACGCCCGAGGATGCGCGGATCACCTTGCCCTTTTCGGCATTGTCCGGCGGGTTCGCGCTGCCGGGCGAGGCCGATCCGGTGCATGCGGCGGACATCGACCGCATGTTCATTTCGCTGGTTCCGCCGAGCTATGACACCAGTCCGGGCGCGCTGGCATCCCCTGCCAATGGCTGGGTCGAACTGACCGACATGTCCTGCGATGGCGCAGGCGCAGTGCTCGAGATCGGCGACGTGCTGCTGCCGCCGCATGGCCTCGCGATGGCGACCGCCTATGACGACAGCTTCAACCTCACGCCCGCGCGGATCGTGCGCAACATCGTGGGTCTGGGCTATCGCGGGTCGATCAACCATTATGTCGGGATGAGCCACTATTTCTCGCTGGCGCGCACCGGCGGGGACTTGCTGGTGACCACCGCAGGCGGCGCGATCAACCCGCCCTGCGCCGCCTGGCACCGCAACCTGGCGGCCGAGGCCAAGCGCTTCGGCCTCAGCCCGATCCTGTCGCTGTCCTACGAGCTGTTCGACGCGCATTGCCCGGAAAGCTGGAAGCAGCGCGCGGAAAACGGCGACCGGGCGCTGACCGGCTGGGTGCCGCCCTCGGCCCTGCTCAGCCCGGCCAATGCCGACGCCATGGCCTATCTGCAGGCCGTCGGCGCGGCATTCGGTCAGGTCCTGGCGGAGGCGGGCCTGCCGGTGCGCTTCCAGGTCGGCGAGCCCTGGTGGTGGATCATGCCCGATGGCCGCATCTGCCTGTACGACGATGCCGCGCGCGCCGCCTTCGGGTCGGCGCTCGTCTCGATCCCGACGATCCGCGCATCGATGAACGCCGCGCAGCGCGCGATGCTCGACCAGGCTGGCGAGATGCTGGCAGATTCGACACTGGCACTGGTCGATGCGGTACGCGATGCGGTCGCGCCGCAGCCAGTGGAATCGCTGGTGCTGGTCTATCTCCCGACCGTGCTCGATGCGGCAGCGCCCGATGCGCGGCGCGCCAATGTGCCGGTCGGCTGGGCCTGGCCTGCGTTCGATGTGCTCCAGCTCGAGGACTACGACTGGGTGATCGAGGGGCGCTTTGCCGAGCAGCTCAGCGGGCTGGCCGCGATGCAGCAGCGGCTGGGCTATCCGCTGGCGCAGCAGCACTACATGAGCGGCTTCGTGCTGCTTCCCGAACACAAGGCCGTCTGGGCGAACATCGCGCGTGCGGCGGACATGGCCAAGGCGCGCGGCGTACCCGAGATTTTAGTCTGGGCGCTGCCCCAGGTCACGCGCGACGGCTTTACCTATTTCGATCTGGCCAGCGAAGGAGATGCTGCGATGCAGGCCTTTGACGACGTGCTGTTTCCGCTCGCCATCGGCCGTGAGGCGGAGTGCACCAGCCGCTTTTCGACCCAGGTGTTCCAGTCGGTGAGCGGGCACGAGACGCGCAACAGCCTCTGGGGCGATGCGACCCTGAGTTTCGATGTCGGTCCGGGCGTTCGATCAGAGGCGGATTGCGCCGAATTGATCGCCTTCTTCCGCGCCAGGCGCGGTGCGGCACGGGGCTTTCGGCTGCGCGACCCGCTCGATTGGAGCTCGGCCGAGGCCAACACGCCGCCGCATCATGCCGATCAGCTGCTCGGCGAGGGCGATGGCGTGCGGTCGGAGTTCGCGCTGGTGAAAAGCTATGGCGATCCGCCCGATGGTCAGCAGCGGCGCATCACGCGCCCGGTAACGGGTTCGGTGCTGGTGTCGGTGGACGGCGTGCCCGCCTCTGGCTGGACGCTCCAGCCCGGCGGCATTGTCCGCTTCGCTTCGCCGCCTGTCGCCGGTGCCGAGGTGCGCGCGGGCTTTCTGTTCGACGTGCCCGTGCGCTTTGCCAGTGACGAGCTGACCGTGGGCGCGGCCACCTTTGCGGCGGGCGAGGCGGTATCGGTGCCGCTGGTCGAGATCCGCGAGGCGACATGAGGACGCGCTGGTTCGACCGCACGCTCGAGACGATCGCAATGCTCTGGCATGTCGAGCGGCGCGACGGCATCGCGCTCGGCTTTGCTGCGCATGATCGCGATCTGGTGATCGATCATGTCCGCTATCATGCCGCGCCGGGCATGCTGCCATCGGCGATCGAGATGGACGACGGGCTCGATCCGCTCGACATGGATGTCGGCGGTGCGCTCAGCCACGATCTGATCCGCGCCGAAGAGCTGCAGGCGGGGCGGTGGGACGAGGCCGCAATTCGCATGGGCCTGACCGATTGGGAACGCCCGGACGAGGGCATCGCCTGGTTCTGGCATGGCCATCTCGGCGCGGTGTCGGTGCAGGGCCAGCGCTTTACCGCCGAGCTGCGTGGCATCAAGGCCCGGCTGGATGCGCCCTATGCGCCCGCCGCCTCGCCATCGTGCCGCGCGGATTTCTGCGGGCCGGGCTGCGGGCTCAGCCGCGCGCGGTTCGAACGGGTGGTACCACTGGTGTCGGCTGACGAGACGGGCCTGGTTCTTGCCGGACTGGAGGCGGACGATGCCGCCAGGTTCGATCATGGCCTGCTGCGCTGGATCGGCGGGGCCAATGCCGGGCTGCAGAGCAGAATCCTCGGCCATGACGGCGCGGCGCTGCAACTGGACGTGCCGCCGCCCGAACCCGCACAACCGGGCGATCTCGCCCTGCTGGTCGAGGGCTGCGACAAGGCCTTTGCGACTTGCTCGGGCCGGTTCGGCAATGCGATCAACTTTCGTGGCGAGCCGCATCTTCCTGGCAATGACCTGCTCACCCGATTTGCGACCTTCTGACATGGACGATGGGCATAGGCTCGCCGCCGCCGCGCTCGATCTGGTCGGCTGCCCCTTCCGTTTGCACGGACGCGATCCGGCCACGGGTCTCGATTGCGTCGGGCTGGTCGCGGCGTCGCTCGAACGGATCGGGCGCATGGTCGATGCACCTTCAGACTATCGGCTGCACGGCGGCTGCCTTGATCGGTTCGACGGCTGGGCGGCGATGTGCGGCCTCGAACCTGCGCCCGCAGCCACGAAAGGCGCACCGGGCGATGTGCTGCTGTGCGAACCTGGCGTGCGACAATTTCATGTGCTGCTCGATGCCGATGCGCTGCTGGTGCATGCGCATATCGGCCTGGGACGGGTCGTCGCCACGCCGCTACCTGCGCCCTGGCCGGTGCGGCGGCGCTGGCGGCTTCAGCAAGGACAGATCTGATGGCAACTCTGGTATTGAGCACCGTCGGCACGCTGGTCGGCGGTCCGCTGGGCGGCGCGCTGGGCGCGCTGGTCGGGCGCACGATCGATCAGACCGTCCTGTTCCGTCCAAGGGATCGAGAGGGGCCGAGGCTCACTGATCTGGCGGTGCAGAGCTCGCAATATGGCAGTCCCTTTGCTCATGTTCATGGCCGCGTTCGGATCGCCGGGACGGTCATCTGGGCGACGGACCTCAAGGAGCGCCGCATTCGCGAGGGCGGCGGAAAGGGCAGGCCGGGAACGACGCGGTACAGCTATTCGGTGAGCTTCGCCGTCGCGCTGTCCGCGCGGCCGATCCAGGGCGTCGGACGCATCTGGGCCGAGGGCAATCTGCTGCGCGGCCAGGACGGTGTGTTCACCAGCGAGACCGGTTTTCGCTTGCACACCGGCCATGGCGACCAGCCGCTCGATCCGCTGATCGCTGCTGCCGAAGGGCCGGGACAATGCCCGGCCTATCGGGGCCTGGCCTATGCCGTGTTCGAGGACATGGCCTTGGAAGAATTCGGCAACCGCATCCCTTCGCTGACCTTCGAGGTGATCGGAAGTGCCGAGGATGTGGCGCTGGGTCCGCTCATTGCCGACCTGACCGTCACCGGGGTGCCCGATGGCGAAGAGTCGGTGACCGGCTGGAGCTTGCCGGCCGAAAGCCGACGCGATGCGGTGCAGGCGATTGCCGCTGGATTTCCGGTATCGCTGGTCGAGCAGGATGGTGAATTGCGGACGATCTGGCGCGAAAATGCGCTGGAGCCTGTGAGCCTCATCCCCGCGCAGGCGCTGCTGCCGCGCGATGCATCGGACGTGCGGGCGTTCGAGCGCCAGCGGACCGCGCCGCCATCGGGCGCGCTGGCACTGCGCTATTATGATCCTGAGCGCGACTATCAGCCGGGACTGCGCCGGAGCGGCAGCAGCGGGAGTGGCCGGGCGCAGCAGATCGACGTGCCTGCGGTGATGACCGCCGCGCGAGCCCAGCAGCGGGTGGAGCAGCTCGTGCAACTGGGCCGCGACGGGCTGGAGCAGCTGCACTTGCGGGTCGCCCTGGTCGATCCTGCGCTGCAGCCGGGCCGGATCGTGACGGTGGAGGGCATCGCCGGGCGCTGGCAGGTGCGGCATTGGCAATGGCGGGCCGAGGGGATCGACCTTGCGCTGGTCAGCCAGCGCACCCGCCCGTCCCCGCTTGCTGCCAGCAGCGATCCGGGGCGCAGCGTGAACACCCCTGACGATGCGATCGGCGCGACCGTCCTGGCGCTGTTCGATCTGCCATCCCCGATGGATCGGCCCATGGACCATCCCCATATCGCCATCGCTGTGGCCGGCGCTTCGGCAGGCTGGCGCGGGGCGACCGTCTATACGCGCGAGGCGGATGGATCGACCGGCGAGCCGCTCGATTTCCTGCGGATTGGCGCCACCATGGGCGAGGTAATCGTGCCGCCGTCGAACGGGACGGCGCTGCTCCGGGACGATCGCTCCTCCATTACCGTGCGGCTGGTGCGCGACGGTCCGCTCATTCTTGCCAATGCCGATGACGATGCGCTCGCAAGCGGAGCCAATATGGCAATGGTCGGCGCCGAGCTGGCGCAGTTCGCGCGCGTGGAACCGCTCGGCGACCGCACCTTTCGCCTCACGGGTCTGTTGCGCGGGCGCGGCGGAACCGAGGATTGCACGGCTGGCCACAGCGCGGGCGAGAGCTTCGTGCTGCTCAACGAAGCGCTCGGGCTGGTCGATCCCGTCCGGATCGGTCCCGGGCCGGATTTTCGCGCAGCGGCGCAGGGCAGGGGCGATGGGGCCCCGGTGCCGGCCGATCTCGCCAGCCCGGGCCGGTCGGTCCGCCCGCTCTCGCCGGTGCATGGACGGATCGAACGTGGGGAGGCCGGCGACCTGACGATCCGCTGGACGCGTCGCAGTCGCAGCGGCTTCGCCTGGCGGGATCTGCTCGATGCACCGCTGGGCGAGGAGTTCGAGGCCTATCGGGTTTTGATCCTTGCCGATGGCATCGCAGTCGCTGCTTTCGAGTGCGCGTCGCCGATGCTGGCGCTTGATACGGTTACAGTCGCCGCGCTTTCTGCCGCCGCGAGCGAGGTCGTCGAGGCTTGCATTGTCCAGCAGGGAGCATTCGGCGTCTCACCGGCGCTCATCGTTCCGCTGGAGCTCTGAAATGGTCCTGTCCCGACCGGCGAAAGCGCGAGGCCAAGCCTTGGGCCCAGCACCGGGAGCCGGTCGACACGCTCCTTGTCCCTTTCTCTCAGCCGCGCGAAAGGCCAGTCATGTCATCTACCCCCAATTTCTCGATGCCCATGCTTCATGCCGCACAGGCGCAGAAGGAAATCACCCACAACGAGGCTCTGGTGCTGGTGGACGCGCTGTTGTGCGGTGCCGTCAAGGCCATGCTGAACGACCCTGCGCCGCTCGCGCCTGCATCCGGTCAGGCGTGGATCGTTGGCCCCGCCCCCGTCGGTGCCTGGGTCGGCCATGCAGGGAAAATCGCAGTCTGCACAGATGGGGGGTGGCGTTTTGCGACAGCGCCAGTCGGGATGCAGCTGCACGATGACATGGCGGCGATCTGCCGAAGGTTCGATGGCAGCGCATGGTCTGCCTATCCCCCGATCGCCCCGCCGGTGGGCGGATCGATTGTCGACGCCGAGGCTCGCGCGACGCTTGCCGCGGTGCTCGCAGCGCTACAGCAGGCGGGTCTGGCCAGCGTTACGTGATTGATCTCAAGCCTATTATGCGTTTATGATTCGGTGTGTTACTCTCCGTCGCGCTGCCTTGTCCGACAGGCTGCAGCAGACGTGCATTTTTTGCGTGGCACCCCCTGAAATGGCGACATTTTGGCAACAGTCCGGCCAAAACCGCGCTTGCGTGGCAACTGTCTTGGCGTTAGTAACGTTGCCGAGTTGTCGTTCCAAATCCTACTTATAAGGGGAAAATCTATGCGCAAGTTAGTCGTTGGACTGGCGTTGGCATCTACCGCCCTGACGACGCCGGCTTTCGCCCGCGACGGTCAGTGGTATGTCGGTGTCGAAGGCGGCGCCATGATCGTCGAAGACATCGAATTCGATGTCGGCGCTCTGAGCAATGCCACCATCGTTGATTCGGACACCGGATACGATGTCGGTGCGGTCGTCGGTTACGACTTCGGTCCGTTCCGTCTGGAAGCGGAAGTCAGCTACCGTGAAGCGGACCTGACCGACGTTCAGACGCAGGTTGGCATCTCGCGCGGTGCCGCTCCGACCGCTATTGGTCGTTTTGCCTCGGTTGGCAGCGCCAATGCGCTGGCATTCATGGTCAATGGCCTGATCGACTTCGGTCCCGATGACGGCCTTCAGGGCTTTGTCGGTGGCGGCGTCGGCGTCGCTCGCACCGACTTCAACGGTTCGACCCAGCCGGGCACTGGCCCCTATATCGACGATTCGGACACCGGCTTTGCCTGGCAGGTTCTGGCGGGCATTCGTGCTCCGATCAGCGACAGCTGGGACGTGGGTCTGAAGTATCGCTTCTTCAACAGCGACTCGGTCGATCTGCTGAGCGTCAACGGACGCGAGTTCGACGGCCGCTTCCGCAGCCACTCGATCCTGGGCAGCATCATCTACAACTTCGGTGGTGAAGAAGTAGCCCTCCAGTGCGATCATGGGGCGGCGACCACGGTGCTTGAACTGGCGCTGCTCGAAGCCGGTCTGCCGGTGCTCTCGCTGCCCCG